GCGGTGGCGGTGGCGGTGGTTATAATAATGGATCCTCTGGGGGTGGTAAAAAAGGTAAGAAAGCTGATTCATCAGTTGATGCTGCAGGCGGAGGCGGCGGTGGTGGGGGTGCCTATGCTTCAGCATCTTTTATAAAGGGCCAAATTCCACAAAGAATGTTAATCACATATGATGTTGGAGCTGGAGGGATAATTGATCCAGCAGAATTTCCGGGTGGTGATGGTGCTAACGGAAGAATCCGAATAACTTGGTCGTGATTATAAATATCTAAAAAGGATATTGTATATGACTATTTCTACAAGATCAGAATTTAAAGAATACTGCCTTAGAAAACTTGGCAAGCCCGTTATTGAAATTAACGTTGATGATGACCAGGTTGAGGATCGTATTGATGAAGCTCTCAAATATTACTGGGATTACCATTTTGACGGTACATCAAAATTGTACTACAAACATCAATTTACACAAGAAGATATTAACAACAAATATATTACTCTTCCTCAAAATATAATTGGAGCTGTAAATATCTTTGATATTGGTGATTATATTGCTACTAATAATATCTTTAATATAAGATATCAAATTGCGTTAAATGATCTTTACACATTGACATACCAGTCAATGGTACCTTATTACATGGCTTTCCAGCATTTACAACTGCTAGAACAGCTACTGGTTGGTAAGCAACCAATTAGATATAATAGAAATACCAATAAACTTCACGTTGATGTAAACTGGGATAAGGTAGTAGTTGGGCAATATTTGGTAGTGGAGGCATATGAAATTGTAGATCCAGCTACATACTCTGATGTATGGAATGATCGTTGGTTGCAAAGATATGCCACAGCCTTAATTAAAAAACAATGGGGTGCTAACCTCACTAAATTTATTGGTATGCAGTTACCCGGTGGATTACAGTTTAACGGTGAAAAAATCTACAATGATGCTCATGAAGAGATTGAAAAATACGAACAAGAGATGATCAGTAGCTACAGTCTCCCTGTCATGGACATGATTGGATAATGTATGGCCACCTCACTATATTTTAATAATTTTTCATCATCAGGCGAACAAAGATTAATTGAAGATCTTATTATAGAATCAATTAAAATCTACGGTGTTGATAATTATTATGTTCCAAGAAAAATTGTTAATTATAACAATACATTCAGAGAACAGAACTTTACTGAATATGGCAATGCTATATCAGTAGAGATGTATGTTCGTAATGTTGATGGATTTGATGGTGAGGGTGAATTCTTATCAGCATTTGGTGTTGAAGTAAGAGAACAAATTACATTCTCAGTAGCTATGAGAGTATATGATGCTGAAGTTGGAGCAATGCTTAATAGAGATAGACCTCTTGAAGGTGATCTAATTTATTTTCCATTTACTAAAGCTCTTTATGCTATTAAGTTTGTTAATAAGAAACCTATATTTTATCAAATGGGTGCCTTACAATTTTATGATCTTGTTTGTGAATTGTTTGAATATTCTAATGAAATATTCAATACAGGTGTTGAAGAAATTGACAGTACATATAATGCATTCTTGACAACAACAGAACCATATTACATGTTGTCAGAAAACAATGAAATCATTACAGATGAAAATGGTGATCCTATTGTAAATGAAGAATATGATATAGATAAATTAGATACTTCATCCCAAAATAATTTATTTGAGTCAGAAGGGCTTGACTTTTTAGACTTTACTGAACGAGACCCGTTTAGTGAAATGGATAGGAGAGCCTAATGATTGGTGGTACTTCATTTTACAATACCTTATTTAAAAAATATGTCACAATTTTCGGCACTCTCTTCAATAATATAAAGATTGAAAGAAGAAATGAGGCAGGTGTATTAGAGCAAAATTTTAAAGTTCCTATTGCCTATGGTCCTCGTGAAAAATTCTTGGCACGTATTCAAGATAACCCTACAGGTATTGCTCAAACATCTATCAAATTACCAAGAATGGCATTTTCTATTTCCAAGATAGATTATGCCTCTGATAGAAAATTGCAGACTTATAATAGAGTTGCTTCTAAAAAAGATGTCAATGGAGTTAATGTTTATAGCAAGGTTTACAACCCTGTTCCATATGATATTGGATTTAAACTACAAATTCTTTCAAAATCAATGGAAGATGGATTAAGAATTGTTGAACAAATTCTTCCTTATTTTACACCAGAATGGACTGTTAGTGCAAAATTACTTGGAACAGAGTTTGATAATGTCACAGATATTCCTTTAATTCTTAATAATGTAGATATAGAAGATCAGTATGAAGATACATTTGTTGCTAGAAAGGTTTTAACCTTCACATTAGATTTTACAATGAAATGTTACTTCTATGGTCCTGTAACAGAAAGTAAGATTATTAAACTTGTTACAGTTAATCTATATCCTGATTCAACAGCTAATTCTATGATTACAACAACAACTGTAAGACCTGGCTTGACAGTAGATGGTGAACCAACCTCCAATGCCGATCTATCAGTTGCTTTATCTCAAATTGATGAGACTGATAATTATGGATTTATTATAGACATAGTGGATAAAAACAATGGCTAAGGATATGATATCACAATCATTGGGTTTAGATCCAATAGAATCAACAAGCAAGATTACGCAAGTTCTTCCTGTATTAAAGGCAGAAAAGAACAATGATTATGAATATGCAAGAAATAATTTATATAATATTATTGAAAAAGGTCAAAATGCCTTGGATGATATTATTGACATAGCAAAACAATCTGAATCTGCAAGAGCTTTTGAAGTGGCAACTAATCTTATCAAAACAATGGCCGAAGCAAATAAAGACTTAATGAGCTTAGCTAAAGCTAAAAAAGATTTAGAAAAAGAAGATGTTCCTGAACAAAAAAATATCACTAATAATAATTTAGTATTGACTTCTGCTGATCTTCTTAAAATGATTAAAGATAGAGGCAATGAGTAAGATAATTCTTCTTACTGATATATACGAGACAAAAAGACGAAAAGAAGAAGAGTTAAAATTTTACAATGATCAACTTGAAAAGTTAAAAACTAAAATGTTTTTCTTACAAAAAGATATAGATATTACTAACCTTTGTATCGAGCTTATAGAAAAAGAAAAGGTTGTAGAAATTAAAAGAGCAATCAGAGATGAGCGAGATATATCTAGGTAATAAAAACCTAAAAAATAAAGACGTTAAATTACAATATACTAAAGAACAGATTCAAGAATACATTAAGTGTTCTGAAGATGTTGATTATTTTTGTGAAAAATACGTTAAGATTGTCTCGTTATTTGCTTCATAAGGTATTGTTTAACGAAAATTACAATATTGCAGTACTAGCAAATAAAGAACGTCAAGCCAGAGAAATTCTGTCTCGTATTCAACTTGCTTATGAATGGCTTCCTAAATGGATGCAACAAGGTATTGTAGAATGGAATAAAGGTAATATTGAACTTGAAAATGGTTCTAAAATTCTAGCCTCTTCTACTTCCTCATCAGCTGTTCGTGGTCAATCCTATAATCTTGTTTATCTTGATGAGTTTGCCTTCGTTCCTCGTAATGTACAAGATGCTTTCTTTGCATCCGTCTTTCCTACAATTTCATCTGGTCAGACATCTAAACTTCTTATAACATCTACTCCAAATGGAATGAATCTATTCTATAAGATTTGGGTTGACTCTGAAGAAGGTAGAAATAATTATGCCCGTCTAGATGTTCATTGGTCTGATGTTCCGGGTAGAGATGAAAAATGGAAAGAAGAGACTATTAGAAATACCTCTGTTGACCAATTTAGACAAGAATTTGAGTGCGAGTTCTTAGGTTCAACAAACACACTTGTCCACCCATCAACCCTTAATAAACTAACATTTATTAGACCATTAGAAATCAATGGTGGTGTTAAAGTATATAAACAACCTGAGAAAAACCATGTCTATGCAATGACAGTAGACGTATCCGAAGGATTGGGTCTAGATGCCTCAACCTTTGTTGTAATTGATTGTACCACAGTTCCCTATGAGGTTGTTGCTACTTTTGCTGATTCTAATATATCACAGCTCCTATTTCCAACCTTGATTCATAACGTTGGTAGATATTACAATGATGCCTCTGTTCTAATTGAAGTTAATATTGGTTCCCAAGTTGTTAATATTTTACATCAAGATTTAGAATATGAAAATGTAATTATGACAAGATCTACTGGTAGAAAGGGAACTGTGGTTGGTAACAATCCTGGCCAATCTAGATTAGGTATTAAAACCACTAAAATAACCAAAAGAATAGGTTGTGCAAATATAAAGTCTATTATAGAAGAAAATAAGATAATTTTAAATGATTATGATATAATTCATGAATTGTCTACCTTTGTTGTTGATGGAACCTCTTACAACGCTGAAGAAGGTTACCATGATGATTTAGTGATGTGTTTGGTATTATTTGCCTGGCTCATACAACAGAATTATTTTAAAGATGTGTCTAATACAGATATTAGACAAAGACTAATGGATGCCCATGAGGATGATTTTACACCCTTTGGTTTCTTAGATGATGGTCATCCAGATGACCTATCTCCTAAGCTTTTAAGCGATAATGCCTTTGAAAGGTTTCTTCTAAACTAGGTTTTTATAAATAATCATACTAGATACTGAAAATACTTTATTATAAAGGAGAAACCAATGCCATTTCAAGTAAGTCCTGGTGTTAATGTATCAGAAATTGATCTAACAACAGTTGTACCTGCAGTGACCTCAACAGTAGGTGCTATTGCCGGTGTTTTCAACTGGGGCCCTGTTGAAGATCGCGTTCTTATCGCATCTGAAACAGAGCTTGTTAACACTTTTGGTAAACCAACAGCCGATAATTTCGAAACTTTTTATACAGCTGCTAATTTTCTAGCATATGGTAATCAACTATATGTATCAAGAGCAGCCGGAGCTTCTAATTTTAACGCTTCAGCAAACGGTGGTATCAGTAATAATGGTACATATCAAATCAAAAACAGAGATTATTATAACACAAATGAAGGCACCCTAACAGGTGATTCTGACTACAATTTCTTTGCAAAATATCCTGGTACTATTGGAAATTCACTTAAAATTTCTATCTGTGCTTCTGTAAATGCATATTCACAAAATCTTACTACAAACTCAGCAGCATTAGGTAGTTTATCTGCTAATGTTGGTGAAAATTATGCCACTTTTATTTTTACTAATAGTGCAGGTAACGCCAATAGTGCAGCACAAACTCAATGGAATAAGTTAACGGTTGGTGATTATCTTCTAATTGGAAATTCTGATATTGGAACACAATATCTCAAGATTACTTCAAAAGGTAGCAGCCCTTCAACAGGCACATTTACAGTAACTTTTGATGATGTTATCAAAACAAAAGATAACATCGTAAGTCAATCTTCAAATACAGTTGTAAGAAATTGGGAATACTTCAACATTGCTGATGGTGCTCCTGGTACTTCTAACTATCTTTCAACAAGAATTCCAAATACAACTGTTAAAGATGAACTTCATATAATTGTTGCAGACGAAGATGGTGCAATTACTGGTGTTCCTGGGCAAGTTCTTGAAGCCTGGAGAAATGTTTCTAGAGCAACAGATGCACTTGGTGAGCAGGGTGGTTCAAATTACTACGTAGATGTTCTTAAGAACAATTCACTTTGGGTATGGCCAGGTGATGATCTAGTAGGCACTGCGACTGCAACTGCTTTAACTACAACTACTCAAGACAGTGTATGGACAGCTTCTTTTGGAACTTCATCAACAGACGATGCTGAAACCTCTATTGCTGTATCTAAGGTATTAACAGCATATGATAAATTTGCTTCTGCTGAAGAGGTGGATATTTCTCTTGTTCTTACTGGTCATACA